TTATTGAAATACTAATTCTTTTGGTTTGCAATCTGCTCCCTCCTTAAAGGCTAGTTGTGAGATACCATCCCATTCGGTAGTTTCTTCACTATAATCTTCTTTTGTTATATTTATCAATTCTATTCCTCTTTCTGAAAGAGTCATATTGTTCAATTTTTCATTTATATAGTTACGCTCTAAATCCTCTATCTCATCAAAATCCCAGTCACGAGAATCCATAGCATTATATTTTTCTATTTTACTTGTCTTTGATTTTTTCTTAAGTGGTACTACTTTTTCTACAGGAGTCACTTCTTGTTGAGCTTGTTGTACTTGTTGCTCCACCTGTACTTTAATTTTTCTCTTAAAGCTGTTTTTATTTTCTACCAGTATGTACCCTTTCTTTTCTAAGGAGCTAATTATTCTGCTTACTTGTCTTGTAGATATATTTAGACATTCAGCCATATATGAATTAGTTGCAAAGCAGCTCTTATCTTTATCTAGAGCTTTTATTGTTGCGAGAACTCGCATTTCTGAAAGGTTTAAGTTTGGATCGCTAGATATTTCACTAGGAATATAAAGTGTAAATTGATTAGCTGTGCTTTGCTCATTCATGATGTCTATCTCCTTAACTGTCAGCTTTTGATTTATACATGGTAAGTACCAACCACATACATATACTACCATTGTACTTGGTATGTGTCAACCATTTTTTACCTAACATTGATAGCAACTGAGTCATATGCTATAATATTTGGTATAACTTAATGAATAGGAGTTAGCATTATGTCAAGACACGGGATGATTGCTGAGCATAATACAAAATACAATTTGACTATCCCAAAAGAATTAAAAGCTAAACTTGCTCAATTAGCAAAAGAAGATAATAGAAGTCTTAATAATTTAATAATTACAGTATTAGAAAAGTATGCTAGTGACAAATAATGTTACTAGCTATTTTTTTTATCCCCAATTCTCCTCGCGCGCGTATATATCTTTTAAATCAATTATTATATATTAATTATTAATAATCTGTTAGACACCTTTGTCATGGTTCATAGACAGCTCTGTCCTACTACCTAGTCAACTATGTCCTGGTACCTAGACATTAATGTCCATGTTTTTCCACAGGTAATTTGGACAAAAAAATAAAACCAACCCGAAGGTTGGCTCATAAATGATATTTTTAAATTATAGGTTTAATAAAGTCTTTTACTTCGTGACGCTCATAAGCTAGCATCCATATTACCTATAAGATTCTTATAATTTCTTTAAGAATAATTAGTATTCCCAGAATGCCCACAAATGCTGCCCAGACATATTGTTTATTCTTTATAGTATCCTTTAGATACCATAACCAACTAATAAATCCCAATATGACACTCACAAAAGTAAACAGAATCCCTAATGGTGTAAATATCCTAAAAAATATATCAGAAGAAGCAGTGTTTGATAGAATAACGCTAAAAATCATGATTAATCCAATAACACCAGTAATTATTGCAAACTTAAATAGGGTTTTACTTTTCATTCAAATGTCTCCCCCAACTTAAATAATCTGTTTTATACCATAGTATATACCACTTAATTTTTTGTCAAGTTCGACATTTTAATCATTAAATCTCTCACATTGTTTTTCGTATATCTTTCCTTTAGCCACACCTCTGGACTATTAATAATCCCCTTCTCCTGCAACACTTTAACAGCATTCTCAAATTCTTCATCCTTACTCATAACCTCTGCTACATCCTGCTTTAACTTCTTCCATCCCTCTGTATTCTTCACATAATACCTTGGACAATCCTTCCCACTCACATCATAATGTCTAATAATCGCTCGTGTTGGCTCTAATTTATACCTATTACACAAATCTACCAATAACTCAATTAAAGACTTATATGCTAAATCTGTGTACTTTCCTGTATTATCAGGATGGCATACCTCAATCCCAATCGAATAACTATTTGCCTTGCTCGCATGATACGCCACCTCATTTTCAGGAACACATCTAATGACCACACCATCATTTCCAATAATATAGTGTGATGATGCATAAGTACCTCTTCCATCTTTTAAGCTATTAAAATACTTCGCATTATTCTCTGCTGTAGTTCCTGCATTCCCTATCCAATGTACAACTATATTTTTAATTGTTCCTATCTTAGTTTGTGGTCTACTCCATTTGTTTGGTGTAATTAACATCTCTTTAATTTTAACTGCCATATTCTATATTTACCTTTACCCTTTTATATTTGCTACAATTTGATCTAGTTTAGTGTTAATGTCTTTTGCTAAGACTGCATTTGTTTCAAGAAGTGCCTTATTCGTTTGTGACATCTCTTCCAGATGATTTAATAAACGCTCTTCTCTTAACTTTGTATCTTGTCTATTCTCATTCTGCACTTTTGCTATGTAATAACCAAGCACAGTAACACAGGCAATTGGAAACCCAACGCCTTGTAATACTTCAATAAAATTCATCTTTCACTCCTTCCTAATAATATTCAATAATCTCAAATCCATAAACAACGCTATTGTATGCTGTACTTGCAGACATATTTTGAAACAAAACTGTTTTGTTAGTGCTAATATAAGGCACAACTAAATCTGCTGAACACTTAATCACATTAATAGAAGCCTTAGTGAAATCTTCCACTGAAATATTAATAGGAAAAGAATCATTAGCATCTATTTTAGTAATCTTCCCCTTATATGATGTAACTTTCTTAACTGCTCCTTTATTCATCCCTTCAATGGCATTTATAATCTCATCTTTTATACTATTAATATCTTCTAATCGAATCTCCATATTTGCTACCTGCTCTGCAAGTAAAATAATATTTTCTCTAATATCCTCGTGTGCATGATGATCCATATTGTGACCTACCAATGACTCTTTTGTTAAATAAACAAGGCTATCATTAATAGTAGCTGTGATATAACTTGCATTACTTACCATGACTGTAACATGAATCAGTTTTTCATTTAATGAATCCTTTGAGATATATGAGGTATTTTCTGTATAGCCATACATATAAAGATGCTCTATGCCATCTGTGCCCTTAGCATAAATCCCAATCTCACTCCATTTAAAATCAACAATAATATCATCACGCTTTAATAATGCTGATAGAGTAACCTGACTTCCATTTCTATCTAAATGATTGATAGGTAATGTCTGTTTTACTTCTACTAACTCCGTAGCAAATCCTAAATCTCCATCATAAATGCCACTACCTAATTCAATCTTTGTAAATTCTAACGGCTCACCCACTAAAGCTTTAGTCAAAAGCTCCATTCCCTTTGTTGTAATACTTTTATTTTTAAAGTTGCTCATTCTTCCTCCTAAATCTTAATTTTATCTGCTGTTCTAATATATAAGCCTACATATTTATCAGCTTGTACTGGCTCTAGGGTTGTAATATTTAAAACTAAATTACATGGTATCTTTTTTCTTAAATCCTTATAAAGTGCCTGTATATGTTGCTCCTTTGAAGCTAATACACTAATGGTTAATGTATACTCTTTATAATTCATATCTAATAAAAAATTCCCTTCACCTAATGTGATATTTAACATATTTGTTAGCCACGTTAAAGTAAAAGGAATCGTTGAATTATATTTATTTAAGATATTAAATCGTCTTACTGCTTCATCTTCTACATAAGCAATATTTAACATCTGCTCGTATTTTCTTAAGCCTTTATCATTTGCTGTTTCTATAAATTGATTATTTTGTAATTGTAGTAACTTCTCTCGTAGTTCATCTATCTCCACACTACAAACCTTATCTAGCTCTTGAAACTCTTTAATCTCACTTATAAACTCAGGCAAATATTTCCTTAACCTCATAGATTTACCACACCCACTAACACTGGCACTTCCTCTCCTGACAGATATAGATTTTTAGGTAAGCCATTGAGCATTGTGTCTTCAATATCAATGATTCCATCTATTTCTAGAAGTCTTGCTTCAATCTGACTAATACGAATCACTATATCATTCTCTGACCAAATAGCTCTAAGCTCACTAAAGTAATCTTCAACAACCTGATTCACTCGACTGCTTACGTTTTCCCAACTACTCTCCTTAAAGGTGAGGTGCGTGGTTAATTGTACTTCTACTTGTCTTGCTGCTTCTACTGTCACACTATGACCTATCGGTGCAATACCTAATCCTTCTCCACTGTTTTGAACTGGATCAATCAGTGTCTGTACTTTTTCAATAAGCTCGCTTGAAGGAATATTATTTGCTTTATCAAGCAACTGCAGCTTAACAGTTCCTCCACCGTTCCATACAGGATAAACCTTAACCTGCCCAACTCCCTCAATACTACCTACCTTCTCTTTATAGTCAGCTATATTCCCTCCAAATGCTTCTTTTTCAAAACTATTGAAGTATCTGCACCTTAAGGCATCATCTTGCTCATCATTTGTACCAAAATGCACCACTTCACCTAATTGTGCTGAATTTATATTCTCTACTGCATCAATATTAATCAAGTTACCATCGTAATGATTCCCAATGGTGCCACTTTGCTCACATTTGAGTAAATATACACCATCTTGCACCAATTCCGTGACAATATACACCAATTCTTCCTTACCCCATCTTGAGCCTATTGGAACTGCATTATCAAAATATCCTTTTCTAATGGCATGAGTAGCTTCTTTCCTATAAATGCCACGTTCTGCACATCTTCTTTCAAGATATTCACCATATGCTGTATCTGCATAAACTCTCTTTTCTAGTTCATCAATATAAAGATAAGCTTCATATAATTCAGCTACACATGGTGCTATGGCATCAAATAAAAAAGAGCCTTCACTAGTATCTATACCAATGCTGACTCGTTGTAATGCCCTATTTAAAAGGCTTTCATATGTGATTGTATTAGACATTAATTGTTACCTCTCCAAATATTGTTTCTGCGGTAAATGTGATGTGTAAGGTGTCATTTATGAGATTGATATTAAAGCCATGACATCTTGTTATTCTTTCATTAACCATTAAACAATCTTGTATTCTTCTTTCTACTTCACTTTTTATAAAATCCTGTTCATAACCTCGTCCTATAAGTTCTTCTAAGTCTTGTCCATAATCCCAACTATAAATAGGATAAATATAACGATGGGTCAATAAAGCTTTATAAATCCACATTTTTAGTGCTTCTCTACCCTCAAGAATTTTGCCAGTTAGCCTATTCTCTTGAAAGTCATATTCATATTCCTGATAAATATCTATTGTTTTAATAGTGTTAGTATCAACGCCTTTTGTTATAAATGGAAATAGACTCATAGACTCACCAACTTACAAAGAATAAGGTATTTTTGTTTATTAGACGTTGGAACCATTGCTAAGATGTCACCCTTCTTAAATTCTCTTACATTCTCATTTACCATTAAGTCCTCTTTATCTAAAAAAAGCTCACCAATGCTAATGGATAGAGGTGAGTCGCTTAAGACTTTTCCTATTACTACAGCTGATGAGCTATTGTTATTTTGTTGTTTTATTATATTTAAAATTCCGTTATATGGATTGTTAATGTATATTTTCCTCTCTAAAAATAATTAATTAATACTTCATAAAATACATTCTATGAAGTCACTCTTAAATTGTAAATATCCTGAAGCCATTGTGGTTGTTTTTGTATAGATTCTTTTATATTTCTAAGAGTTCTTTTTCCAACTCTCCTATCGAGAATAGCAAACATTTTTACTATTGGGTTTTCAGAGTTTATACTATCCTTAACATTTTGACTTCTATACTTTTTAAGAGCATCACAAAATTCATCATCCGTATATTCCACTCTAGATTGAATGGATATATCATATATAAGTGTCCAAAATCCATCCCAATATTCACTAGTGCCACTAAGGTTCATATTTTTCTTTAGATTATTTTTTATAAAATAGGTATTAACAGTTTCCCATGAAAATTGTTTTACTAATTTATTATCAATATACATTTCAAAAATATGACACTCATCCATCCCAACATATCTTGTGCAATTATACCTAACTCGTCCTCTAAGGCTTTCTGCAAGCATTTGCTGTTCAAGATATTTTCTCATTCCACTCCAAGAACCTAATATCTTCCCCATTTTATCACTCCATAAATCTTTATTTTTCTTTTCCTACTAACATTATCTCATACCCCATATTAGTTGTATACATTTTAGTTTCTATATCACCGTCTGCCTATGTTCACTATGTTTCTATACTGACTATCTCCCCATATATGTTCATCTGACTCAATATAAAAAGAATCTACATGATAAGATGATGAGTCCTCAAGTTTAACCATCTTTCCACTTATACAACTTGTATTTCCTCGAATGGTAACGCTTATTTCTTGCTCTATCCCTTGTAACATACTTTGAGCTACTGCCTTTGCCTGTTTATCATCTTCTTTAATATAAACATCTTGAAACGCGCCCAACAAACTAATTAACTCATCATTTTGTACTACCCCAAGATACTGATCATTCTCATCATATATCTTAACTTTATTTACCACACCCTCAGCATTCTCAGAGTATGAGCTTTCGATTATATTGGTATCTGAGCGCAAAGTGTATTCAACAGCTTCATTACCTACTTGGTCTACATACAACTTACCTTGCTTCATACTAATAGAATACTTCTTGCCATTTTGATTACCTGCTGATGCATAGGCCTCCTTGATGATCTCATACATATTCATATTGCTACAGATCATCTTCTGTGCAATACCTGTACTAGCTAACTTACCTACGCTTATGCCTAAATCATTACAAATAATTCTTGCAATAGTTTCTGCTGTTTTATTTTTAAAGTTATATGTGCCTTTACTCCTTGAAAGCCTAATCGCATCATCATAGCAAGTTACTTGGATTGTTCCTTGTTCTCCAAATCGCTCATTATAGAAAACTATACCCCTAAACAATTCCTCACCATTATCAGCATACAAATACATTTCATCACCAATATTAGGATAAATATTAGGTACATAATAATCATGCAATGGGTAAAGAAACTCTAATTCCAATACCCTTGCAACTTCTGATATACTGCCACTCCATTTGATTGTACTAGTCATATTGGTTACATCAATAGTGCCTGTCTTATTCATTAACATTACCTTTGGCATTAAATCACCAACTTCTGTCCTACATAAATCTTATCAGGATTAGTAATGTTATTCTTCTGTGCTATAACTTTATAATTAGAGCCTTCCCCTGTTACCTTCTTTGCAATAAGCCATAGAGTGTCTCCTGACTTCACTGTATAGGATTTAGCCGAAGCCTTCACTTCTCGTGATGTAGTAGGTGTGGTTAATGTAGTCCCATTCTTTGTTGTAGTTGTTTTACC